CTCGCTTGGATCGTTGCCCAGACCCTCGGCGGTCGCACAGCAAATCCCTACTCAGCATGGTCAGGCGGGATGCTCTGGAACGACGACCTCGTCGGATCAGAACTACTCCTCGTCGATGACTGCGTCGCCTCGACTGACATCCGCAACCGCAGAGCGTTCGGTGCATCGTTCAAGGAGTCGGTCTATCCTCACTCGGTGCAGCTCCGCAAACGCAACCACTCCTCAATCTCAGTCCGCCCAGTTTGGTGCGTGATGGTCTGCTGCAACTCCACACCGGAGTCCTTGCAGATCATCCCACCGCTCGACGCTGACCTCGCTGATAAGATCGCGCTCCTGCATGTCATCGGCGTCAAGCTCCCGATCGACACCTCGACACCCGATGGTAAAACGGCTCTGCAATCTCTCATCCGCTCCGAGCTGCCTGCATTCGCGCAGCAACTCATCGACTGGGTGACACCCGACGAAATCAAAGACAGCCGCTCAGGGGTTATTGCATGGCGCGATCCAGAACTCAGCGAGTCAGTTGACGCACACAGTCCGAGCAAGCGCCTCGAAGCACTCCTCGAAGCAGCGTTCGCTGATTACAGCATCTGGCACGATCTGCCACGCGACATGACCGCATCCGAGGTCGAGGCGCGACTTGTCGAACTCAACTCTCCAGTCCGCGAGCAGGCACGCCAACTATGCGGAACGTGGCACGGCGCCTGCGGATCGGCACTTGCCAAGCTCGCACGCAGCGGCAGTCAATACGTCTCACTCAGCGACCGCGCACCGGTCGGCAAGGCTCTCAGATACGCAATCAGCAGATAACACCAAACACGAAAAAAAAATGGATCTAGTCAATCAACCACCTCATTACAAGAGCCACCCCAGCGGCATCGAGTGCATCCGGATCACCGAGCATTTCAACTTCAACCGTGGCAACGCCATCAAATACATCTGGAGAGCCGGAGAAAAGAACAGCGAGATTCAAGACTTGAAGAAGGCCGCTTGGTATATCAACCGCGAAATCGAGCGGATGAAGACAACCAACCCGAACGAACTATGAACACAGAAACACCGAGAACGAATCAAGCAGTATTACAATCAGACGGACAATGGAGCTTTGTTTTGCGCGATTGCTCACAAGAACTAGAACGCGAACTAACCGCCGTCACCGAGCAGCGGGACAGGCTGGCTGAGGCAATGCGGAGCATTAAAAATGAGCTTGGAGTTCCGCAACCAGAATATCCAGCTCCCGTAGCAAATGCGGTAAAGATCGCAGACGAAGCACTCCAATCCCTAACCACGAACGAACCATGAGCGGACAATGCAGACACTGCGGACACGATGGATGCGTATGCGATAACGACCTACAAACCACACGAAACCACCCACTTATGACCGATAAACAAGACAACGATCATTTTCCTGAAGTCGGGAATATGATCGAGGAGTTCCGCTATGGAGTCGGCGAAGGCAGCCACATCGACCGGGTGCCACTCCCTGAGAAGGCGAGAAGTGAGGAATCAAACGACTGTTTGAGACAAGATGGCAGGGGTCTAGGGGTCAAGTTTCCTCCTTTAAAGTTTCGCCTCAATCTCCTTAATAGGGGTATTAGGGGTCTGTTTTATAGTTCTAAGTTTAAATAAAGTACATATATAAGAGAATTACCCAGACAGATAACCAACAAAAACTCACAAACTCAACAATTAACCCCTAGAACCCCTAGACCCCTCTCCTCTCTCGATTAACCACAAACAACAAAACACTATGCCAGAATCAGAAGACCTCACGCGCTACACAGCGCCACCAGACACCCCGCCCGAAGAGCCGACATACCTCCTCTCCCAGATCCTCCGACACGTCGAGAACTGGGCGCCGAATCCATACAACCACCACCACACCATCGACGAGATCCGCGACATCCTCAAAGAAGCCGCCGACAACCTCACCGACGAAGACCACGGAATAGACACAATATGAAAACAAAACTCAAACCAGAACCCACCGGCATCTACCACGCACAGAGCCGCCTGCAATGGCACGCGGTCGCGTTCGTGACAACTGGTGGCGAACCTTACATGGTCGCCGCACCAACTCGCCGAGGAGCGCTCAAGCACGCATCCAGACACACAGCCGCCACCGATCTTATCGTCGAGCGGATCAACATCACGAAAGGACCAAAACAATGATTAACCACATCCAGATCCTCCAACGCTTCAACGCATGGCGCAGGAGCGATGATGTCATTGAAAAGCCAACCTCGAAAGAGATCGGAGAGGCGCTCGACTGGCTCATCGAAAACTATGCAGCTATGAAAGCCGAACTCGCCGAGCTTCGCGCAGAATTAGACATTGCCAAAGCCGAGGAGAATAACTAAGATGCAAGCAATGATAGCAAAGCTAACAGCTAAATCATTCAGCTCCCGAGTTGCCAGCTACCCAGCGAAGCACATCGCCGCCGCGATCGGGTGCAGCCTGCCGACCGCCTATGACTGGCGATCAGGCAGGCGCACGCCTCCGAAGTGGCTGCACGAGCGATATGTCGAAGAAATCCGAAACTATCCACCAATCAAACCTTGAGCCATGGATGAAGACGAGGAACAAGAACAAGAGAGCGACGACAGTCTGCGCAAGATGCTCCGCAATTCTCAGATCGTCTCAGCCGCCTGCGACCGCTACTTCGCCCGAAAGGGAATGCGATGCTTCGACCTCAAGGGCAATCGGATCGACCCAGTGACCAAGAAACAAATCAACAAACCATGCAAGCCTACCTCGAAGGACTGAAAGCACTGCTCCGCCGCAAAGCGTTCCCGGCATCGTTCAACTCTGCCGACTGGCAATCGGTCGGCCCAGCGATCCGGCAGCGTTCGTTCTTCTCAGCGAACGTCGAGTCGGCGAAGGTCTTGAACCGATTCAGAAACATGCTCCTCGACTGGCAGGCCGGTGCGACCGAGGATGTCGTCAGTCCATCAGGCATCCCGAGCAGAGCCTACAAGGTCAGCGGTCTCGCCGACTTCCGCGAGAAAGCCGGTCAACTGCTCATCAGCGAAGGACTGGCCGAGCCGTCTGACTTCAAGGATAACCGGATCCAGAACATCGCCTCGATGTCCCGGCTAAAGCTCATCTTCAACACGAACACCCAGCAGGCTCAGGAGTTCGCTGCCTACGAGATGCGCGTGACCGATCCGGTGCGGATCAACATGTTCCCAGCCGCTCGGTTCGTCCGCAGTCCCGGGGCGATCGAGCCGCGACTCCGCCACGTCGAAGCTCAGGGACAAGTCCGACGCTACAACGACTTCATCTTCTGGCTCAGGCAGAATGCAGCCGACATCGGAGGGTTTCAAGTGCCTTGGGGACCGTGGGGATTTAACTCATTCATGACAACGGATCCAGTCAGCCGAGCCGAGGCCGAGCAACTTGGACTTGTCCGCAAGGGCGAGATAGTCGAACCGCTCGACCTCACTCCATGGGGCATCTCACCGAAGACCCGCTTCAACGCAGGCGTCGAGGCGACCGTCGATGAAGTCACGCCTGAGATCCGCAAGCAGGCGATCGACACGATCACCGCGCGCCTCGGTCCGGGTGCGCTCTCACCAGATGGCAAGCTCACGCTTGAAACATTCCGCAGACTCCGCAGCCAGAAATAACATGCAAAAAGGACTAGAATCAACCCCGACGGTCAAGGACGTCCACCGCCCCGCCGGTCAACCCTTCCACGCTCCGCGCTCGTTTGCCGACATGCCTGACTGTCCGTTCTGCCGATACGGAACGCCGGTGGAGTTCAGCGACAGATGGGTCTGCATTGACTGCGGAGCCAAGATGACCAAGGATCAAATCAGATATTTTTCCCCGATATGAAAATTGAAACACTACAAACGACAACCCTCATTCCCTACGCACGGAACACGAGGACACACTCAGAGGCACAAGTCGCACAGATCGCCGGGTCGATCCGCGAGTTCGGATTCACCAACCCGATCCTGATCGACGCCGAGAACGGGATCATCGCCGGTCACGGTCGAGTCATGGCCGCGCAGAAGCTCGGACTCGACAAGGTGCCATGCATCCGCCTCGGCCACCTGACCAACACGCAGCGACGCGCCTACATCATCGCCGACAACAAGCTCGCGCTGAACGCAGGCTGGGATGAGGAGATGCTGGGGCTGGAGTTGTCGGACTTACGGGAGGCAGACTTCGATCTCGGGCTGCTAGGATTCGATGAGGCAGAGCTTGGAGAACTAATGGCTGATCCAGCAGAAGAAGCAGCAAAGGGAAGCGAAGTCGGAGCTGGCTCACTATCGGCTAAGTTCGGCATCCCTCCGTTCTCGGTGCTGAACGCACGCGAGGGCTGGTGGCAAGACAGAAAGCGAGCGTGGCTCGCGATAGGCATCCGCTCCGAGCTAGGACGCGGCGAGGGCTCCCACCATGCAGCGCCCGGCGGCTCGGTGATGGTATCGGGATATTCTAAGGACGGACAAAGGCTCATAGGACTCAAAAACATAAACAAATGAAAGGTAAAGCACGATGCTTCGGACAGGATCTAATGAAAAAAGAACACATAGTGGGGGGGGAAGAGCATGAGTAAGGTATCGACACGACCCGGCGGAGGCGGCAAGAAGGTCAAGGCAAAAGCCGAGCAACACGTCGGAGGTGTTTTGATGACCTCGGACAGTGGCAACGACCCAGCATACTACTTCAAGAAGCAGGCGGCAGAGAAAAAGCTAGGCCGCGAGTTGACGACTGAGGAGTTTCAGCGCGATTACTATGAAGGTCCGGACAGCTACACCAGCGGCACCTCGATCTTCGATCCTGTCCTTTGCGAGCTTGCCTATCGCTGGTTCAGCCCGGCAGGTGGCGTCGTGCTTGACCCATTCGCCGGTGGCAGCGTGCGCGGGATCGTTGCCAGCCATTGTGGTCGGCAATACATCGGCATGGACTTACGAGCCGAGCAGATCGAGGCGAACAGAGCGCAAGCAGACGTCGCCCGCGATCCGCAGCCGGTCTGGCATTGCGGCGACAGCTTAACAATCGACAAGGTATGCGCCGATGTCGACGCGGATTTTATTTTCTCCTGCCCTCCATACGCCGATTTAGAGGTCTACTCGGATGACCCTGCCGACCTCTCGACAATGAGCTATGAGGACTTTCGCGCCGTCTACTTCGAGATCATCGCCAAGGCGTGCAGCCGCTTGAAAGAGGATCGCTTCGCCTGTTTTGTGGTCGGCGACGTCCGTGATAAAAAAGGCAACTACTACAACTTCGTTGGCGACACGGTCGAGGCTTTCCGCGCTGCCGGGCTGCACTTCTACAACGAGGCAATTCTTGTTACTTGCGTCGGCTCACTGCCGATCCGCGCTGGCAAGCAGTTCTCCAGCGGTCGCAAGCTCGGCAAGACGCATCAGAACGTCCTAGTGTTCGTCAAGGGCGACGGCAAGAAGGCGACCGCAGCCTGCGGAGAATGCGACTTTGGCGAGATCAGCGCAGAGGGTAGCGACGACGCAGAGCATCTTTCCCAGCCTCAATCAAGCTCTCTGGATCTCTCTTGATCTGGCGATAGAAATCAGGGTTATGAATCGCATCTTTGGCACGCAGAATGGAGTCTCGCTCGGAGCCGAGGTCTGGAAACTTGGCAGCAAACTTAATCGCAGCGAGCCAATCGCCTGCCTCGATCATAACCATCAGTTGAGAGAGTTTTGTAACCATGTATTGACGAATAGGATAACAAAACCGAACTGCAAGAAATAAAACCATGAGCGCGAAGAAGTCACCAGCGAA